AAGGCCAACAGTTACACAAGTTGGAGCATCGACGCTGCTAATCGCCGACGTTCGAGTTTCTACCTACTACACACAAACAACATAAGGAGACATCATGGCAACAGTAGTAATAACAGGCCGCGACATAACCTTGTCCTTTACTGGTGGAACGGACATCGACGCGCAGGCTACAAATGCAGTATTGACAAAGGTTTTAGACCGACAGACCTATCAAACACTTGATGGTGAAGCGTACAAGACCACAAACGTGTCAGCTACTTTCCAGCTGGACATGCTTGCAGACTGGGGCAAAGCCTCATCAGTATGTGAAGCAATTTGGACAGCCTGCGACAGCGCACCGGATACCGACATCACCATCACAATGACTGCCGCAACCGGAGCGCAATTTGTGTTTCCAATTAAGCCTTCCTACCCAACAGTGGGCGGGTCAGGCATGGACGCGCAGACAGTGTCTTACACTTTCCTAGTACCAAAGGGCGAAGTCACAGAGACTTTTAGCTAAAAACAAACGACGGGAGCAAACAAATGCAACAGCAAATAACAATTAAATATAATGATGGGACAGATGCAACCTACATGGTGCGCCCACCTGATTACGCCCGCTGGGAGATGACTACCAAAAAAGTCATTTCCCAGTTTGGCGGCATGTGGGACATTTTGTTTGTTGCACACCTAGCCATGAAGCGCGATGCAGGCAGTAAGCCAACCAAGCCATTTGATGCTTGGATGGAATCAGTTGCAGACGTTGAAGTTGGTGAAGGCGACCCAAAAGCCATGAGCGCGGAAGTGTCAGCCGACTAATCGTTGAGCTGGCAATTGCCACGCAAATCCCTATGGTTCATTGGCAAACAGCCGAGGACATATTGACCGCAGTTGAGATATTGGAAGCGAGGACAAAGTGACCGACCCAATAGCTCTTGACCAAACCGAACTGCGTGCCGTGTTTAAGGCGTTAAAAAATCTTGAAGAAGCTGCACAAGATGAAGCTAAAAGGCAGTCCGGTAACTTAGCCGATTACGCGCGGACTCAAGTTATCGAGACTGCCAATGGCTTACAGAGTCGAGCAGTAGCAGGCCGGATTGCCAGTGGGGCGCGGGTTAAAAAGTCAAGCAAAATTGGCGAAGTCACTTATGGGTTTGCGTCTCAAAAGTTTAGCGGCGGGGCAACCACGCGAGACATTTGGGGCGGGTCAGAATTTGGCTCAAATAAGTACAAGCAATTCCCAGTGTGGTCGGGTCGTCAAGGCCGTGGCTCACGCGGTTGGTTTATCTACCCAACGTTGCGCAAAATCCAGCCGGAAATTGTCGAGCGTTGGAGCGCAGCATTTAACAAGATTTTGAAGGAGTGGGGCTAATGGCAACGGGTACACGCGCATTAACGCTCAAGCTATTAGCCGACGTTGATAACTTTAATAAAAACCTTAAATCAGCCGACAACGAAGTTAAGGGGTTTGGCGATAAGGTCGGAGACTTTGGTAAGAAGGCAGGCCTAGCGTTTGCCGCAGCTGGGGCAGCCGCAGTCGCTTATGCGGGCAAATTAGCCATTGACGGGGTCAAATCAGCCATCGCGGACGCAGCCGCGCAGGAAAAGCTAGCCCTAACCTTAAAGAACGTCACAGGGGCTACAAATGCCCAAATTGCGGCCACCGAGGATTACATCACGCAAACATCCTTGGCTTTTGGCGTAACAGACGATGAGCTACGCCCAAGCCTTGAACGTTTAGCCCGTGCCACCGGTGACGTCGAAAAGGCGCAGAAGCTTCAAACAATTGCCATTGACGTGGCTGCCGGTAGCGGAAAATCATTAGAAGCCGTTACCAATGCCATGGCCAAGGCGGCCGAAGGCAATACGACGGCACTGGGCAAACTAGGCATTGGGCTTACAGCCGCGCAGCTTAAGACCATGAGCATGGACGAAGTCACGGCCAAGCTAGCCACCACGTTTGCAAATCAAGCATCGACGCAAGCCGATACCTTTCAAGGAAAGTTAACGCGTTTACAGATTGCTTTTGATGAAGGTAAAGAAACAGTTGGAGCTTTTATTCTTGATGCTATTACGCCATTTGTCACCATTGTCGTAAACAAAGTAATCCCTGCCATTGCAGATTTTACGAGCAACCTTGGCGATAAGTTGCAGCCAGTCCTAAGATTTATTCAACCAATTATCAACGGCCTAAAAGGGGCATTTGATAGCGTGCGCGGTTCATTAGAACGCAACAATGATGAACTACAACCATTTTTTAACCTAATGCAAAAAATTGGTGAATTTGCTAGAGACGTCCTTGCGCCAGTTTTGGGCAAAATTTTGGGTGGGGCAATTAGGGCTTTGGGTGAATTTATTTCAGATGCAATTGATGGTTTTGCAAGATTTGTCAGCCTTTTGACCAATGTGTATAACCGCATTAAAGGCATTATTGACGCAATAAAAGGTGTCGGAAGCGGAGTCAGTAATTTCTTTTCAGGAGCGTCGGCATCAAGCGCGGCAACATTTTCTAATGCAGCAAGTTCAGTTGCATCGCCTATGGCGGCAGTACCATCGCTGCCGTCCGATGGCATGATTTCATACAATCCAAGAACAGGCTTAAATTACAATCCAAATGCTGGCATGACCAACATTACAGTGAACGGAGCAATCGACCCTGAATCGACAGCCCGCCAGATTGTGGGCTTATTAAATGATTCATCGGCACGTGGCACGCTTGGCGGGTCGGGACTTGTATTTGCATGACCCAATACACGCCCGTCTATAAAGTCCTAATTAATGCCGTCGAGCTTACGGACGTCACGCTTGCAAACTTGACGATTCAATCAGGCCGCACGGACATTTATCAACAGCCAGTGGCGGGGTATTGTCAGCTTCAATTGCTCAATTTCAATAATGACATTTACAACTTTACAGTGGGTACCGGTATTACCATCGAGGTCACAAACTCAACGGGCGCATTTGTCCCTTTATTTGGCGGCTACATTTCAGACTTTACAGTTGCAGTCGAGCAGACCGGCGGTTTAGGTTTTACGACAGCTGCACAAATTACAGCTCTTGGCGCATTGTCTAAATTGCCAAAAATTGTTGACGATGGCATTTTGTCTCAAGATGAAGATGGCGACCAAATTTATTCATTGCTTCAAAACTACCTTTTAGGTGAGTGGCTAGACGTACCGGCAGCTACGACATGGGCAACTTACAACCCAACCGAAACATGGGCGCAAGCGTTAAATCTTGGACTTGGGGAAATTGACCGCCCAGGAGATTTCCTTATGATTTCAAGGTCGGCGCAAGAAACCGACGTTTACAGCTTGTGCGCTCAAATTGCTAATTCTGCACTGGGCTATCTTTATGAAGATGCCAACGGAAATATTGGCTACGCGGATTCAACTCATAGGCAGGATTACCTTGCGGCCAATGGTTACGTTACCCTTGACGCTAATCACGCCAATGGGCGCGGTTTAGCCGTAACGACCCGTGCTGGCGACATCCGGAACAAATACGTCATAACCTATGGCAACAATGCCAACAGCACTTACACAGCGCAAGACCTTGAAAGCCAATCCAATTATGGGTTATACGGGGAAGCTTTTACGTCAAGTATTAAGGACACGATTGACGCAGAAGATTTTGCCGACCGCATCATTGCTTTAAGAGCCGACCCGTTCCCAAAATTCCAAAGCATCACTTTTGAGCTGGGTAACCCTGAAATTGACGATTCAGACCGAGACGCTTTGATTAACGTGTTTATCGGTTTGCCAGTTTGGATTCAAAATCTGCCATTGAATATCAGTGGCGGGTCATTTGAAGGCTATGTCGAAGGCTGGACGTTTAGGTCAAGCCTAAAAAATTTGACCATTACGTTTAACGCGTCTCCGGTCAATTTTAGCCAAGTTGCCGTAAAATGGCAGGCAGTTAATCCAGCGGAAACGTGGGCGACCCTTAACCCAACGATGACGTGGTTACAAGCGATTGGAGCAGTAACATAATGGCAACAACAACACCTAATTTTGGTTGGCCAGTCCCAACGTCAACCGACCTTGTTAAAGATGGCGCAACTGCCATTGAAGGTTTAGGAGACGCCATTGATGCGTCTTTGTTAGATTTGAAAGGCGGAACGACTGGTCAAGTGCTTGCTAAAGCATCAGGCACAGATATGGACTTTTCATGGGTTGCACAAGATGACAGCAACGCAATCCAGAACGCCATCGTGGACGCTAAGGGTGACCTTATCGCTGCCAGTGCTGCCGATACGCCAGCTAGATTAGCGGTTGGCTCAAATGGTCAAATCTTGACAGCAGATTCAACAGAAGCAACTGGCTTAAAATGGATCACACCAGCCGCAGGCGGTGGGGGTATATCATTTATTAAATCACAGACAGTCGGAACTGGCGTATCTTCCCAAGAAGTAA